ATGCCTGCACCAGCGCCCACGTCACGCCGAACGCCACAGCCCAGGAGCACACCGTGATCAACGTGGCGCGCAGCAGGCTCATGCCGCCACCCGCCCGCGCAGCGGCACGCCGGCCGCAGCCACCGCATCGAGCGCCTCGGGCACGCTGCGCACCACCTGCACCGGGAAGCCGGCAGCCTCCAGCCGGGGATGCAGCGCCTTCTGCGCCGGCGAGAGCTGCCCGCCTCGGCTGCGCTTCAGCTCGAGGAGCACGATGCGCGATCGCCAGAACACGCCCATATCGGGCCAGCCCGGCAGGGCGCCGAGACGCTTCCGCCGGCCGCCCTCGACCGCGCTGGAGGCGTTGCGCAGCTCCCAGGTGTTCACCACCGCGTCGGACGGGCAGAGGTAGCGTAGCGCGTCGCAGACGCTGGCATGCAGCTCGTCCTCAGGCGCCACCGGGGCAACCAGCCGGAACCGGGCCGGGGTGCGGATGGCGACCGCGGTCACTCGGCCGCCTCCTGGCAGCGCCGCTGCGCGCCGCGGGGTCCGCGTATCCCAAGCAGACGGGATCGGTATACCAGGCACGCAATAGGCAGTCCGATCGCCTCGGCCATACCCGGCCAGGACTCCCCCAGCCGACAACCCACACGCAGCCGCGCCACCTCCCAAGCCGTCCAGCGGTGCCGCCGCGCCTCGCGGTTCGAGAAGTAGTTGCGGACGGGAGGGGCCGGCGTCCGGGTCACTTGCGCCCCGCCGGATACGGCTTCGGGCTGGTGCGCTGCAGGTATTCCGGCGTCAGATCAGCGAGTTTGGCGATGTCTACCCAGTAGCGCGGCGGGATACCCCGTTCGCGCTTGTTCCAGGACTTCACGGTCTCCGCAGCCAGGCCAAGGTGTTCGGCAAGTGCCACATGGCCCCCCAGGCGCTTGATGATTGCCCGATGCCGGGTCATGAGCCATATTGGAGGGCTACTAACCCCAGCGTCAAGCCCGAAGGATTGGTCCGGATGATGCTCACAGGAAATGCGATGGCAAAGCGGGGGGCTAAATGCCCCATACTCAGCCAATGAATAACGACACGGCAGCAGCCATGCGACCCACCCGGTCACCCGATGACTCTCCTGAGAAACGCAAAGCGCGCGGCGAGCGCATTCGCTGGGCGCGCGAAATACTGGAGCCAAATCGCCTTGATTTTGCGCGCAAACTTGGTGTTGATGTAACTACAATCCGCAACATCGAGAACGGCAAAGCCAACCCCGGATTACAACTCGCGCAGCGGATTTGCCATAGCCTGCGAATCAGCCTCAGCTATGTCGTGGATGGGCTACTCACCGGCGTCGACCCGGAAATGGCGGCGCTGTTGGTAGCTTATCATCCGGAGCTGTCACCACCTCGGCCAACAAGCCGGCGGCCAAACAATCCTGGCACGGTTCACCCCACCAGCACATCCGCCACGATAACTGCGGCCTGAGATTTTTTAGCCGCTGGGGCGATTTGCCCCTAGGTTGCGGTTGACTTGGGGGGTTAGTAACCCCTATTGTCCCGAGATGGACAAACGTTTTGTTACCGAACGGCACGGCGACGGCCTCCCCCTACGGTATCGTCGGTGTCCCGTCCGAGGGGGCCGAGCCGATAGCTACTCTGGAACGTCGCGAGACGGTTTAGCTGGCGAGATAGTCGCGCCCGCAGAAAGTGTGCGCCCATCATCAGAGTGTCATCAAGGTGGTAATGCGGGTGATTCCGCACACGCACTCTGTGACAGTCGGCGGGATACCAAATCACGCGGCGGTAACGCATTCGGCTTGCAGCATTTATTGCGCGAGCAAGCACTCACCGAGGTAATCAACGACATTGCCGAATACCGCGCCGTCTCTCACCCGGCCCTGCGTGCGTTCTGGCGCGTCCTGGCGCTGCACGACATCCGCCGCTTCCGCCGCGACTACCTCGCCCCCGAGCGCCGCTCCTTCGAGGCCGCAGTGGCCGCCAGCAAGCGCCGGAGGGCCGCATGACCGGTACCTGCCCCGACCTGCTGGCGGCACTCCGGCAGCGCGAGCGTGACCTCGAGTTGGAGGTCGGAGCCACGCGCGCACGCCTTGAAGAAGTCAGAGAAATGGTTGCGTGGCTGGAAAACGGCCCCAAGCGGAAGCCAGGGCGTCAACGGCGCTCGACCGTTGTTGATCCGCCTGATCCGCCGATCCACGTCGAAGGGGCGGCACACCAGATCGATCTGGATGGAGACGACGCATGACCGCTGTCGTCCCGGCACCGGATGCCGACGGCTACTGGCACTACACCTACGTCACGTACCACCCCCAGACCGGCGAGTGGTACGGCGGGAAGCACACCACAGACAACCTCGATGATGGATATCTCGGTTCCGGAAGGTGGGTGAAAAACCATCCGGCACGCGAGGATCTCGTGATTGAAATTGTCGAGTTCTTCTTCAGTGAGGAACTCGCTTATGCCGCCGAAGCGGCTCTGATCGACTTCGTGGCGATCGATACTGACCCGCTCTGTCGCAACAGGAGAGACGGCGGATACGGGATTTCCCGCGAAGCAGTTGTGCGTATCGTAGCCGATCCTGTGTGGCGACAGAGGCACCGTGAAGGAATGGCCAGGCGGCCGACTGATCCTGAATGGCAGAAAAACATACGCCTGGCAGCAGCCAAACGCGCCGCTGATCCGGCATGGCAGCAAACGCTCCGTGAAATAGGCGCGCGCAATGCAGCTAACCCCGAATGGCAGAAAAGCATCCGGGAGGGGATAGTTCGCAGAAACACCAATCAACAGTGGCTAGAGAATAACAGGGAAGCAAACCGGCGCCTCGCGAATGACAGCACATGGCGCAGGAAAAACCAGGAAGTAGCCGCTCGAAATCTCGCTGATCCAGACTGGCTGCGCAAACTTCGCGAAGGAATAGCTCGTCGTAATGCTGACCCAGAATATCAACGTAAGAACCGCGAAGGGTTAATCCGACGCGAAGCAAACCGACAGGCAAAGAAAGCAGCAGAAGAGGACACCGCAGCATGACCCCGTTGGAACGTCTGGCGCGGGCCGTGCTGCTGTTTCATCGCGGCGGTCGCTGGACCGGAACAGACCGCAACGAGTGGGCGATGCTGACCGACGAGGAAGAGGCCACAACAGTCGTGTTGTGCGATCTCGCGCGCCGGTTATTGGCCGAAGACAGGGAGACCACACCATGATCTCAGAGAAACTACAGAACGCCAGCGATTGGACATTGTCCTGGGCGAAGCGCGGCGAGGCGATGCCACCACAGCAGGCTGCCGAACTGGCGCAACGCATGATGGACATGGCTTCCCAGGTGCGCGCCATCGAGAACGTGCCGCTGCGGCTGGACAGCCCCGAAGTGCGGCTGGGCTTCCACAAGCTGCGGGAGCGCCACGATGCCGAGTAAGCTGCCCAGTTCCCATGCCATCCAGGCCGCCATGGTGGCTGCGCAGCAGGCCATCTCCGCGCTGCCGGATGATGGCGACAACGTGCTGCTGCTCAACACCATCGAAGGCGAAAGCGACGTGCTGGAGGTCTTAGACCGTGTGGTTGAGCACGCCGTTGCCGACGCGAAGCTCGTGGAATTAGCGCGCGAGCGAGCCAGGCGTCTGGAGGAGCGCGCTAAGCGCACCCGCAATGTGGCGCTGCAGATCATCGAGGCACTCGGTGTGTCCCCGCTGGAGCGTCCTGTATATACGGCATCGGTGTCGTATCATCGCGAGCTTGGCGCGCTCAACGAAGCTGAACTGCCAGACGAGTGGTGGCGCCGCGCACCGGACAAAGTGGCAATCGCGAAAGCCTTGCGTGCTGGTCAGGAAATTCCAGGCGCCAGCTTGGGAAATGACCAACCGAGATTGACTGTGAGGACATCTTGATGAACGCCATTGCTACGATCAACACGCCGATGCCGCTGCAGGACATGCAGACGCTCGCCGTTGCCATCGCCAAAAGCAATCTGTTCGGCATCCGCACGCCAGAGCAGGCGCTGGTGCTGATGGCCATCGCGCAGGCCGAGGGTCGTCATCCGGTCGAGGCCGCGCGCGACTATGATATTATCAATGGCAAGCCGGCTAAGCGTGCCGAGGCGATGTTGCGCGATTTCATCCAGGCCGGCGGCACCGTAAAGTGGCACAGCATCACCGACGAGTTGGCGGATGCCACGTTTACCCATCCGCAGACCGGCAGCGTGCGCATCGACTGGGACATGAAGCGCGCCACGACGGCCTTCGGGAAGAAGGACATGTACGCCAAGTTCCCGCGCCAGATGCTGCGCAGCCGGGTGGTGTCGGAGGGCGTGCGCACGCTCTGGCCGCTTGCCACGAGCGGCATGTATATACCAGAGGAGCAGGCTGACATCCCGGCCCACAATGGCCCCACAATCGAGGCCGAGCCACCCTCAGACGCCAGACAGGCGCTGAACGATAGTATCCCGCTGAAGGCCGCCGCGGCCGCCACGCCGCGCGCCCCGCGTGTTGTAGACCCGACGCCATACGAGGCTGGCCCGACCGAGAAGCCGCAGCGCACCGACGAGCAGTGGCACGCATGGATCAGCAAGCTGGACGCCGCTTGTGCCGTCCTGCACCGACTGCAGGAGGTGGTGGAGATCGGCAACCGGCCCTCAGTGAACGACGCCATTGCCGAGGCCCCGGACTGGGCCAAGCGCGACATCGACGCCATCTTGCACAAGAACTACAAGCGCCTGGCGGAGAAGCCCGAGGAGCCATCAGACGACCTGGACGAGGTGGTGATTGCTGGAGAAGAACACCTAGCCGCAGGGTAGCTGTCGGTCGTGGGCGGTGGTTTGGTCACTGGCCATCTTTGTTTTCAACCTCCTGTGCGATGCGCGAACGCGAGGTCTTCTGCCAGTCTGGCAACCTGCGCCCGCAGTCGCACTATCTCGGAAGCCGCCGCCTCTAGCAGCGGTGTCAATTCTTCACTCGGTGAGTGACGCGCCCACCAGCCGAGTTCCGTTGGTAGGTCGGTCGTCTGCGGTCGGGCCTCGCTGTCTTTCATCGCTGCTCTCCAAACCAGTAGATACCTCGCTCACGCACAAACAGGGCGTCCCAAAACCAGTGTAGTTGCCAGGGTGCCATCAAGTTTCGGCCGCATTCAGGAGAGCCGCGATGCGCTCACCCAGAATGTCGCAGTCCTGCTGATTTGTTCCATGACCACGGTTCACAAGCACCGTGAACTGATTCACAGACGCCTCGCCGTCCCACACAAGGCGGTAGACGAAGCCTTTCTCCGATCGCCATTCGCTGGTGGTTGTTGGATCAGCCATGTTGTTTTTCCAGTTCGTCCGCCACCTTTAAGAAAACCTCTAGGTCCACCATCCGAGCATCGATGCGATGCAACTCGTTGCATAAGTCCCTCTTGCGATTGGCGATTTCCTTGCGCTCCGTTCTGGCCTTAGCGGCGGTCGTCTGTGGTTCAGCCATTCTGTCTCTCCCTCGCTCGCTTGAGCGCCTTGATGAACCCTGGCGTGGACATCCCGGCGGCGTTCTGCAACGACTGAGTGAACCGACCAAAAACCAGTTGCGGCGCGTGTATCTTAAACCCCAATCTTGGAGCCGTCGATGGCCCTAACCGCAGAAGAAGCTGAGTTCGCACTGAAGGCCATCCTTAGTCGCGAGCAGCAGAGGTTTCAGCAGATCATGAAGCCTTACATGCAAGAGCTATCCCACGTCATGGCTCGCAAGCCTCCAATGCCAGTGACGCTCCCAGATGGCCGCGTGATGCAATACGTTGGGCCGACAGCCGATGACCTGGGAGGCGCCTATAAGGCGCCACAGTGGCTGAATGAGTTGTGCCAAGAGGACTATGCGCTGATGCATGATCTGGCGCGATTTCGCGACCGGTAAACCGAACCCCCGTAGTGAGAACGACATGAAGACGCCGCTGCAGTGGACATATTCAGGGCGAGATATGATGGACCAAATGGATGATATGGCAGACGAAATACGCCTGCTGCGACACGCTCTGCTGGACGCCCTGACGGTGTTCGATATCGGCCAGAAGGGCAGCACGAGGTTTCACAAAGCGTACGCCGAGGTGATCGCTAGAGCGGTCTCGGCGGGTAAACCCTAAACCCCACCGGAGAACGATGATGCGTTACAGAGGGAAGAACTCTTTCTATGAAGGCTGGCTGGCAAGATGCTACGGAGAGAAATTCGACTCGTCTATGGACGATGCGTGGAGAGAAGGCTGGCGTATGGGCGATGAAACCTCACTGGCGTCACGTACCATTGCCCTAAGCGCAGAAATCAAGTTGGCTCGCAATATTGAGCCGGCATCCTGAACCCCAGGATGATAAAAATGGGCGAAGCGAAATCGGACCTGATCTATGCGGTAGTGGCAGTGTTCACCGGCACGCTCTCGGTGTGGTTCGATCTGTGGTGGGTAGCATTGGCAATGGCATTCATAGCTGGGTCGCTGCTAACCTTTGCCCTTACCGATTGGCGCGATGAGGCCCGCCGCCAATGCGGCCTCCTGAGCACTGAACCCCGGAGATAACATTGCAGTCGAGCGATACAGCGCCTCGTGACGGATCAGAGTTCCTTGCCCGCGTCATGGATCGCCATCCATTCAGCGCTGCGCCAACATACCACTGGGATATCGCACGATGGACCGGCAAGACGCCCGATGACCCGATCGGCAATCTTGCGTCGCGGTCGGGGTCTATCGTGACGCATTGGGCGCCTCTGCCAGCGCCTCCTGAGCACTGAACCGTCAACCCCCGGATGGATGCCATGCTCGACGAGAGATTGCTGAGGAAGATCGCAGAGGCAATATGGTCAACTAAGGGTTCGCCCATGCGCTTGCTCGATGAGATTTGCACGCCGAACAGCAATCTGAACCAGCAGCAGAGACAGTGCTGGAAGGAAGCTAACGCGGTGTATGCCGCCCTGTTCAACAAAACCCCCGCATTGAGGCCGTGCGGCTGACGCTGTAAACGTAACGGGCCGACGCAGTGTCTGACCACCGCGCCGGCCCAGATAGACCGAGAAGGAACCTCGATCGTGACCATCATGTTGGTTGAAGTCTACGACGCCTTCAAGGAGGCGAAGGTGTCCGATCCTACCGCGCGCAAGGCGGCCGAAGCCATTGCTGCCTACGACGAACGGCTTACCCGTATTGACGTGCGGTTAGGCTCTATTGATGGACGGCTGCTCGGTATGGAAGCGCGCCTGACCATGCTGACGTGGGTGATGGGAATTAACGCTGCCGCCACGCTCGGTATGCTGGCCAAGCTGGTCCACGGCTGATGCTGCACAACCTGGCAACGGTGGCGTGATGGACGAGGACCTGAAGCAGCATTTGGAGGCGATGGAGGCTCGTCTGATGGGCCGCATCAACGGCAATCAGGAGGCGATGCTCGATCGGTTCAATAGGATCGAGGGCAGCCTGCGCGATCTACGCTCGGAACATAGCGTCACGCGGGACATGGTGATCGCGCTGCCTGGCGTCGTGCTCGGCGCGATCGAGAAAGCGCTGCTGCAGCGTATGCGCACAACCGAGGACCGGCTCGACAAGCTGGAGGGCGGGGCGTGATGCTGCACAACCTGGCAACGGTGGCGTGATGAGCAACAGGCCCACCTTTGCGTCTCTGGTACGTGAGCATAGGCGCCTGCGGGAGGAAGGAATATTGATTCGGGCAGACTTGGAAAAGTACAGCCTAATCCCGCCCGACCGCCGCACGCCATGGCAGAAGGCCAAAGAGGCCTTTGGTATGCTTATCGTCTATACAATCATGGTGCTGTTGCTGGTCAGACTCGTCGGCTGGCTGCTCTAGTTCTGCGCGGCTCGGCTTCCAGCTGTTGCGCTGAGACCGCGAAGTACCGGGTCTGTCATGGCGCGCACCTGCGCAGCTCTCGCCTGATCGAGCATCAACCGATTGCGCAAGGCGTCAGTCACCCGCTGGCGGCCGGCCGGATCAGTGACGAACAATCGGTTTGCCAGGGCATCCGCTGTTTCTGGGTTAATGCCTTGCCCCAGGCGACGTATGAACCAGTCGTTGAGGACAGTGCCAACGCCCTGGACCGGTCGCCCACTTACAGCCTGCTTGATGCCGCTAATGACAGGGCCAGCAACGTCGGTTCCCATGTCCTCGCCGCCGGCCCCGAGTCTGTGCGTCTGCGACCCTGCGCGCGGACTGATGTTACGCTCGACATTGGTCATCTGTGTCTCGCGGCGCAGCACCTCGTTGAGCGCATCCAGCCGGTCCTGGCCGAGCAAGCTCCTGAGACGCGCCTGCATATTCTGCTGGTTTTCCAGCAGCGCACGGGCTTGGCCACTCGCGCGTGCCGGATCACTCACCCGATCGGCATAATCACGCCCCGCGCCGAGCCGATAAGCATCCTGCACGTCGGGAGGACTGTCTGCCATACGCTGCGCCACGATGTCGCGGTTGGTGCTGAGCGCTTTCTGCCCTGCTTCCGTCGCCTCCATCTGCGCTGAGGGGCCGCCCCAAGCCGCTCGTGCTGCGGCATACTCCGGGTTGTTCTGATCCAACAACTCGACCCAGGTCTTGCGCATATTGTCCAGAGTGCGAAGCTCAGTAGTCCATTTCACTTTGCCGGTGACATCACTTCGCGCTGCATCAATAACACCGTCCATCCCACGTTTGACCGCGTCGAGGGAGCGCATATTAGGAACGCCAACAATGCGCGGATCACCGTTCTCGTCGTAGTGGATGGCCGGGTCCTCGGTCGGAACAGCCGGTTCGCCTCTGGCTAATCTGGTACGGTTTTCTCGCTCCTGTATCTTTAACCCAGCTTTGAGCCATCCTTGCGCGTCGGGATCAGACAAAATGTGCTGCATCTCATCCGTCATACCGGCAGGTTTGCTGAACGCCGCCAAGTAAAGCGGCTCTGCCTCCCTTGCTCGCTGCGCCTGTCTTTGAGCGGTAGCCTCGGCAACATCACCGCCGCTGCCGCCACCGAATGCGGTATCTCCAGCCTCGATCAGCCGATCCGGTCGCAGCACCCGGCGGTTCTCCACAAGGGCATCGGCCGCCTCCATGGCAGCGCCCGGCGTATTCGCCGCGGTCGCCCCAAGGTTGACGATATTCCGGCCGCCGACATCCACCAGACCGACAGGCACATCGCCGGCGAGGTTGAGCCGGTCTGCGGCTTCATCCACCGTCACACCGCTCCGATCTAGTGCCCGCACGATCTGACGGTCGGCTGCCGTCTCTGGATTGCGCAACCCAAGCGCCTGTCCGACACGCCCAACAGCCCATGGGGCGGCACTCGTCACGGCGCCGACAGCAGGAGCAACGACAGCCCCCGTCCCCGCACCAACCCCAGCACTCTCCAGACGCGGTCCCAGGCCACCCTCTCCCTCACCGAAGCCAGCCACGCCTCCCACTGCCGCACCGCCACCGCTTACCTTGGCAGCAGTCTGCAGCCACGCTGGAATGTTGCGCGAGAGTTGGTTGATGAGAGGGGCCACATATGGAGCGACTACGCGACTCACAGGAGCGACCAAGCGGCCAGCACCGAGCACTGGCGCAGCTACCATCGGAGCGACGCTGCCAGCGACCTGACCGGTGATGTTGCTGGCAGGATTTATCTGCGCGTCGATCTGGTCCTGCCGCCGGCTGTCCTCCAGGCTCTGGTCATAAGCCTGCCCCATCGTCGGGCGGCCGGCAGAGCCACTGACCAGGTTGCCGACGCCCTGTGCGAGCGCATCGGTTCCCGCGCGCAGCTCGTCGCCAAAGCCGAACGTTATCCCCTTCACGGCGCCCCGCAGTAGGCTGCCGATCATGCTCGGGGTCTCGCCCTTGGCGCGGAGATGCTCGGCTATCTGCTCATCAGTGTAGCCCTCGGCGCGCGCACCCCTTACGTCAAACACCATTGGATTGGTCCTTAGTCAAACGCGGATAGCGGCTTCTTGGGCTTGCCTGACGTTCCGTCATTTTTGTCAGGCTTGGTCTCGGGTGGCTTATAGTTCGGTCCCGCCTCCCGCTTCATGCTCTCGAACTCGATTTCGCGGAGGTGTCGTTTCAATGCGACAGTGCGGGTGTCGTCCCCTGGCATTGGGAAATAGACGTGTGCATAGCGCGTCCACTCGTCAGGGTTGACGGCAGCGCCGCTGTCTTTCCGGATAACGCCAGACAGAAACGCCTCCTGTGCCACGCGCAGGTTCTTGTAGTCTGGCGAGTTCAGATTGTATCCGATAAAATCACCGGCTTTTTCCTTGGCCCTCTGGCCCCAGGTCAATGCTTTCTCGTCCAGGTCGTCCATGATCGGCGAAGAAACCGTCATCCTGCCGGCGTACGTCGCGGCCTTGCCTTGCTCCACCGTCATCTGTTCTTGCTTAAGAGCATCTGGCGATTTCATCACCAAAGGCAACGCCCCGCCTGGTGGCTCCGGTAATGATGGTGGCAGGCGTCGGGTGATCAGCGCAGGTATCGTCCCAACATTGCCAGGGCCGGACATCGTGGTCGCCTGCGCGCCAGCCTGTTGCAGCGCGTAGTAGCTACCGGCGTATTGTCGCTGCACCTCCTCCGAGGCTGTGCCATCCCTGATTTCGTTGGCATGCTCGTAGAGATAGCTTTCGTGCTGGGCGGCAACGTCGGTGCCTTGCACTGGCTTGTTCGCCAGCTTTGCTTTCTGCGCCGCGTCATCAGCAGCCCGCTGGTCAGCCGCGCTGGCAAGTTTCAATCGTTCGGCATCACGCTGTCCGCTCTCCTGCGACAGCCGTAGGTTCTCAGCCGCGATCGCATCAGCCTTCGCCTTCTCCTGCTGCGCCTGCACGTCGAGCGCATATTGCCGCTGCGCCGCCTTGTTGGCGGTCTGGTAGCCGAGCAGGATCTTGTCGGCGTCTGCCGCTTTGATCTGCCCGAGTTGCACCTGACGCTGCAGCACCGGGATCTCGGCTAGCTGCTCAGCGGTCATGTCGTTCGCGACAATGCGCGGCGGCGGCGGGATCGTTGGCTGTGTGGCCGCTGGCTGTGCTGGCGTGGCCACTGGTAGCGCTGCAGCGGTCGTGGCGGGCACTGTAGGCTGGTCGGGTGCTGGCGCCCCTGGCATGTCCCACGGGGCATCAGGCGCTGCTGTGGACCCTGGTGGCGCCGTGGTGCCGTCTGTGGCCGTCGTCGGCGTAACGCTGGCCACCTGAACCCGGCCGGGCGTCCCACCGCCGCCGATCTGCTGTTGCAGTTGCAGTGCGGTGGCCGAGCGCCGTTGCATCTCTCCCGTCGTGTCCTTCGGCCGCAGAAAATACTGAGAGAACGCAGCCGCCTTGGCGGCCGGCCCCTGCGCCGCCGCGATCTTCGCGGCAGCAGCAGACTCAGAGCCGTTCCATTCGGACATCAGGAAGTCGAGCTGCTCATCAAGTGGGGCGCCGTCTGGCGGATGACCGGTCTTGTCGATGTATGCCTGCAGGCGCGGCCCGGTCCACATGAAGATGCCGGCGGCATTGCCATTATCGCCTCGTCCGGTGCGAGGATTGGCAACGCTTTCGTGCAACGCATTGGCGGCTGCTCCAGTTGCCGTATCCGGGTCCATGCCGCGCTTGATGAGGCCCTCGCGGACAGCCGTTGCGTTGTTGAAGGCGGCGGGTTCGATTGTCGCGGAAGGTGTCGTGGCCACACCTCCCGAAGGCGCCGCTCCGGTTCTCCACCGTGCGCCGAAGTCCTTCGCGGCATCGCCCGCCTGGCTCATGTTGTAGAGATCGGCACTCGGTACGCCCTGCATCGCCAGCATCTTCAGCGTCTGCTCGTCCGGCATCGTGGGCGGCGCCCGCATCGCCTTGCCGTACGACTGCAGCACCCCCACCCCACGCGCGTACGCCTGCGCCCGCTCCGCAGGATCAGTGATGTTGAGCAGCGCGGCGCTTAAGCGCGACACATGCTCCATGTCGGCCGTGTTCAGCTCTTGCTGCCGCCATTGGTTCATCAGTTGGTTGGTATATTGAGCGTCGCCTGCCGCCTGCGCCCGCCACAGTATATTCGGGTCGCCAGCCGGGGTGACGTTGGCTGAGAAAAAACCGGACATCAGGTCCACCCCAGATCAGCGCCTGGCATTTGCGCGTAGGTCGACGCACCACCGCCGCCGCCGAGGTAGCTCTGAAACCCTTTGTTGTTCAGCAGCGTATTGGCCGAACCGCTGATGCTGTTCGCCATGTTGCCGTAGATGCTGGCGTTCATGCTCGCGGCGCCCGTGTCGACCTGCGCGGTGTTGGTGGCCGCACCGGTCGCCGCGTTGGCAATGTCGCCGGCCGCCGTCAGGCCGCTCGAGCTGAGTTGGTTCAGCCGGTTCCAGTAGTTGCCGAAGTCGCTGTCGGCGAGGCCCGCGCCGAATATCTGCTCGGCCTTCAGCGTGGCGCCAGAGCGCAGCATCCCCTTCGCCGCAGCGCCCGCATCCGCCGCGCGCAGGCCCTGGTCGAGCTGGAACTGATAGCCGGGCGAGGTCCGGTAGTTGCCAAATGCCGCAGTCGCCGCGTCGGGGCCGTTCAGGCCCATCAGGTCAGCCTGCGCCTTGTTCGCCGGCACTCCGGTCGTGGTCCACGGTGAGAGCTGGTTGGTCGCAGTGGTGAGGCCCTTATCGAGCGCCTCGGTGGCCTGCTTCCGGCCCGCGTCGACCGCGTTCTTCTGCATGATGCCGCCGGCAATACCAGCAGCAGCGGTTACGCCTGCGGCGGCTACAGCGAAGGGCACTGTTCAGTCCTCCTCGAACGAGAGGTGATGTTCCGCGGCCACCGCAGGCTCATCGGCCTCGAGATGGTCCGCGTTATGAATACAGGCCAGTACTACACCAGGCGTGAGCGTGAGAAAGCTGTGCATGATATGAGCGGGGACGCGGATCGTGGCCGGCGCGCAGTAGTCGCCGGCTTCCTCGTCGTCGCGCCACATGCGGATGCGCCCCTGCAGCAGCGCCGTCAGGTGCCCGTAATTGTGCGCGTGCTGGGGTAGCAAGGTGTCGGCGTCAGGCACGCGGTATATCTTATAGTATATACCGGCGTAGATCGTGACGCTGACGGTCTCGGGCTGGTTGGGTGCGCGTTTCATTCACACCTCATGCTGACGATAAGCGTAACACGATCCGTCTGCCCCTCGTTCACAGTGCTATGGACCTGCAAGTTGTCGAACAGCCAAGCCTCACCACACTGCATGACCACACGCTCATCGCCACAGGTGTTGTAGCAGCCGGGGTTGGTGGCCAGCGGAAGATACGCCTTGGTCTGGAACCACTCGCTGTGCCATCGCCCCTTGTCGTCGTGAGGCGCAACCTGGCCTCCTGCGGGCACACGGGTTATGAGCACGCCGCCCAGCTCCACTGCCTCGACACGCGACATCAGCCCGAACACGATCGGCCTCAGATGCGGCAGCGCGTGCCACGCCGGATACCACTGGCAGCGGAATTCCTCGGCGAACGCCTCGCGGCTGTTCAGCTCTGACGGATCACGGAACCGCAGCCAGATGTCGTCAGTTCCCACGAAGGAGCCTGCGCCACCTGTGCGTGCCGTGTGCTGGTTCCACAATTCCGGCTGCCGGTAGAGCGACATGGCCAAGGGCAGCACTTCCACCCCAGATGCTATCTTCAGAAAGTTCCGCATCACCCCTCCGGGGAAGGGCGCTAGCCGAAGCTAGCGCCCAACCCTACCTGCGGCGTATAGTGACCAGGATCTTGACGCTGATCCTGACCACCACCAATATCCGCGGCAGGAGCTTGAGGGTGTGCATACCCTCTCCCTCCTCGGGTGACGCCGGCAGCTCATTCTGCCGGCGTTGCCGTTACTACCGCATCACTGTGCCCTGATCCATTGCTCAAGAGCAGCGACAATCCCAACGCCGCATTGCTCGTCAGCATCACCATCAGCTACCGCGTGAACCGCATGCCGGCGCCCGTCGAATGTCTCGATCAGCACACCTACGCATGCACCGTGGTCCTTCACGGCGACATGCATCCTGGCAACCTGTGGGCCTAGCTGCCTCTCGCAATAGCTGCGGATGCTGTCGATCGCGTCTGCAGAGAATGTCGGCACCACCGCGTTATACCCCGGTCGCGAACCAGGTGAATGGTGCGTTGGGCACCGCGACAATGCTGCCGCTCCCAACATCGTGCGAAAGCGTACCGGTGATCACGTCGAGCGGCAACGCCTGCACTGTGCCCTGATTGAAGTAGGCATCCGGATGCACAGGGCTGGCATCGCACTGAAAGTCGAGCGTCCGGGTTGCATACGGCACCGGCAGCGTCACCGAGATCAGTCCGGCCGGATCGCTGGTGCCCGTGCCGGTTTGCATGATAACGCCACTCGTCGGCGACACGACGCCGCCGGAATTGAGCGGATCGGCGACCTGCTGGAGCCGGTCGGCAACGGCCTGCAGGTATTGCCCCCATATCGTGCTGAACAAATGTGATCCAGCATCGATCGGCGCTGCGTCCAGCGGCGGGTCAAGCGGATGTCCGGCGCCAGTCCCAGACATCAGCTCGCACCCGCCGTTATGTCCGCATCCACCGCATAGACAGTCGTGTGGCCAGCCACCGAAATCCGGAACACGCGCTCGCGGAAGCTCCCCAGGCGCGTGGTGTAAACCCGCTGGCGCCGGTTGCCGGTGGTGGCGCCTGATTGCATCACACGCGGGCCGCCGGTGAACGTCCAGCCGCCATCGTCGGACCACTCCAGCAGCACCGTCCCGCCCACCAGGGCAGCGCTGCCGCTCTCCAGCTCGATCTCCACCCGCGCGCAGAACGCCCGCCGTGTGCCGGCATAGAGCGGCGGCAGGGTAATCGACTGGCTGATGGCAACGCCGTCCTCCGTGCCTACGCTCATCTGCGGGGTGAACACCGCGCTCGATAAGCTATCGCCCATCAGCGTCGTGCCGCCGACCTCGGCCACGCAATCGACCCGCCAGCGACCGGTGCCGTCCGCGGCGCTGCGGTCGTGCCACTTTTGGGTGGCGCAGTCGTAAACCAGCGAGAACGCCGGAAAGTTCATGCAGTAGAAGATATGGCCGCCCACGCTATAGGCGAACGACGACACGATCTGCGTGGCCCCGCCGGCATCGAAGATGATCCGTTCTATCGCGTGCGTGCTGACCCGTAGCGGTTGGTAATTGTTCGACCGGAACACAATGCAGGCCAGGTTGACCCAGAACAGCGAATTGTCGGCAACCGCAAGCGAGCGTGGCGATTGAACCGATGACTGGAGCGCGCCGCCGCTCAGCCGACGATACGGGAAATCCGCATTGCCCGCGTCATACCAGACCTCGATGCCGCCCGCGCCGGCCACCCACAGGTTGGAACGTAGCGGCACGATGCGCCGGATGACGTTGGGAAACGCATCGGCAAATACAAAGTCGAGCGCATCAAACGCGGTCGGGTCATTAAGACGGCCAATGAACCACTTCGAGGAGTTCTCATAAGCCGTATATACAAAATACCCGTCGTGGTAGCAGACCGTCGCGGCGCCAGGGAAGTCGCCGCCGATCTGGTTGAGTGGATCGGCATCGCCGTGGCCACAGGTGTAGGCACGAGGCGGCACGCAGAATACCGCTGTGTTGGGGCCGGCCGCGATGGTGATCATGGTATCGGCGGGGGGGATGACCCCGGTATCGGGCGTGCCGACATCGCCCAGATCCTGAATCGTCAGCCCGGTTAGCAGAAAATGCAACCGGTAGGCGTGCGTGCCGCTCACCAGATAAATCACGCCTGGCATGCTATCGTTCATCGCGCGGATCGGGCCGGCGCCGACTGCCCGGAACGTCGCCAACCCGTGCGAGGAGGTCAGCGGCGTCTGGCTGCGGGCGTCGTCCGGCGCCTGCTCCACGTAGGCATTCAGCAGCCGCTGCGAGGCCAGCGGCACCGATGGGTGCTGGTAGCTCTCCAGCGGGATCGGTATGCGCCGCATGCCGGTCTGTGGCGCGGCAGCCTGCTGCGTGGCGGACATCAGTGCACGAGGTCGCGCAGGCGGAGCGCCAGGTCTGCGAGCGACGTCGCTTGCTGGACGGCGCGATCAAGGGCGAGGAGGCTGATCATCTTTTGCTCTGGCGCCTGCCGCGACTGGGCGATGACCTCGGCCTGTTCGGCGATGCTCGGCATGGCTGACATGGCACTCTCCATGACTACACCGCCCTATTTACAGGC